GCTACGACCTGTCTGAGCTGCTGGCCCTGGAGTCGCAGCTGAAGGCCGAGGTGGCCCGCGAGGACGAGGCCGAAGCGATCGCCAACGGTCGAGGATCGGGCCGCAGCCTGTTCGTGAGGTTCAACTGATGGCCTGGCAATGGCCCTGGACCCGGACTCGCCGCCGGCTGAAGCGAAACTACACCGCCGCCGCGGCAGGACGCCTGACCGCCGACTGGCTGACGCCTGGCACGAGCGCTGACGCTGAGATCCAGGGGAGCCTGCCTCGGATTCGGAATCGGGCCCGGTCGATGGACCGGAACACGCCCTATGTGCCACAGCTGAAGCGGTTGTACCGGGACAACATCGTGGGCCCGGCGGGGATCCAGCTGCAGATGCAGGTGGCCCGCCTGCGCGGCGGCGGACTGGATGAGGCGGCCAATACAGGGGTCGAGACCGCCTGGCGCCGATGGTGCCGGCGGGAGTCGTGCGACGTGGCCGGACTGCTGTCGTTCCGGGACTATGAGTGGCTGACTGCGATGTCGAGCATCGACACTGGCGAGACGCTAATCCGGCTGGTGCGCCGCGCGTTCGGGGCCGGGAACCGCATCCCGCTGGCCCTGGAGATGATCGAGGCCGACCAGCTGGACCTGAACTACGCCGGGCCGCTGCTGGCCGCGGACAACCGCTGGCGGCTGGGCATCGAGATCGACCGCTGGGGACGGCCGCAGCGCTACGCCATCGCCACGCACCACCCGGGCGACATCTTGACCAGCGGCAGCAACCCGGCGCCGCGGCGGGTGGAGCTGGTGCCCGCCGAGGACGTGATCCATGTGTACTGGCCAACGCGGACAGGTCAGACGCGCGGGATGCCTGTGGTCGCGCCGATCCTGGCCGATGCGCACCAGCAGAACGGCTACGAGGAGGCCGCGACGGTCCGAGCGCGGGCGGCAGCAAGCCAGATGGGATTCATCACCAACGGAGATGGCGAGCTGACCGGCGATGGGGTGCAGGACAACCAGCGGGTGACCGACTTCGAGCCTGGGGTGTTCAAGTACCTGGCGCCGGGCGAGAGCGTGACTATCCCGCAGATGAACGCCCCGGACTCTCAGCTGGAGATGTTCGTGCGGCAGAAGGGCCGCCGCCAGGCTGCCGGAACGGGAGTGAGCTACGCCAGCCTCACCCGCGACGCGAGCCAGGCGAGCTACAGCAGCCAGCGACAGGAGTACCTGCAGGATCAGGACGCCTGGAGCGTGCTTCAGGCCCAGCTGATCGAGCGGCTGCATGACCGGGTGTTCCGCGAGTGGTTGCCGCTGGCGGTTCTGGCCGGCGCGGTGCGGATCAACGATTTCGAGATCCGGCCGGACCGCTACCTGGACGCGGCGCAATGGCAGCCCCGCGGCTGGGCCTGGGTCGATCCGAGGAAGGAGGCCGATGCCAACGTCATCAGCGAGCAGGCCGGTTACACCAGCAAAATCAGGATCTGCGCCGGCCTGGGCACGACCTACGAGCAGGTGCTGAAGGACAAGGCCGCTGAACGCATCCTGGAGCAGCAGTACCAGATCACGGTGACAGCTCAAGAGATCACGGCCGATCCACCTCCACCCGATGCCTGACCTGACACCGACCGAGGGGATGCGCGAGGAGGCGCAGCGCTACCGCGACTGGAAGGCCGAGGGCCGCCGGGGCGGCACCGCCGTCGCTGCCCGCAGGGCCTCGCAGATCCTCTCCGGCGATCCGCTGTCAGAGGACACGGTGATCACCATGGCGGCATGGTTCGCCCGGCACGAGGTTGACAAACGCGCCGAGGGGTTCAGGCCGGGAGAGGAGGGCTACCCCAGCCCCGGCCGGGTGGCGTGGGCGGCATGGGGTGGAGACCCAGGGCAGCAGTGGGCGACATCGAGGGCCGATAGCATCAAGGCGGACCGATCACGCCGAGCGATGCCCCAGAACGAAGAGCGCCCTTACCCGAACGAGCACGCGGCACGGCTGATCGACCCGGGCGAGTTCGACAGGTTCCGCCGCGACAACGGGGCCGGCGGCGAGGGCGTGGACTTCATCTACGGCATCAAAGACGGTGAGCCGGTGCGGCTGCAGGCCATCCGCTTTAATGCCGAGCGGTTCACCCCGGCTCAGGCGCGGCAGTGGCTGGAGGACCACGACCACACCGCCATCCTGTTCGAGGAGGCCCGCGAGCTGACGGCGGAAATGACGGTGGCGCAGGGGATGCTCTACGAGGCCCTGGAGGAGATCACCAACGAGGTGGGAGCATTCAGCCAGGCTGACGCCCATTACATGCCCGAAAGCCCGTTCGCGGATCAGGGCATGGCCTGCAGCAACTGCGCCTTCTACCAGGGCCCGGCCGCCTGTCAGATCGTCAAGGGCGAGATTGCCCCGGGCGCCTTGTGCAAGCACTGGATTATCCCGGCGTCGCTGCTCAACCAGTCAGCGCCGGAGCCCCGGACCCTGACCGCCACCGAGCTGGGCCAGCGCTACAAGGACGGCCTGACCGTCCGGCGCGAGCTGACAGCAGCCGACGCGGCCGAGGTGACCACCGACGGGCTGCGATTCACCTTCAGCTCTGAGGAGCCAGTCGATCGCTGGTTCGGCCGCGAGGTGCTGAGCCACGCCCCCGGCGCCGCCGATCTGACCCGCCTGCAGTCCGGCGCCCCGCACCTGTGGAACCACAACCGCGACGTGATCCTGGGCGTGACGACCGGCGCCGAGATCGGAGCCGACCGGATGGGCAGCGTCACAACCCGGTGGAGCCCGAACACCCTCACCGCTGGGTCTGAGGAGGCCAAGCGCCGGGCCGACATCGAAGCCGGCATCACCCGCAAGGTCTCATTCGCCTACGAGATCCGCGAGGCGGTGGACATGGGCGACGGCCAGATCCTGGTGACGAACTGGGTGGCCCTGGAGGTGAGCACCGTCAGCATCCCGGCCGATAACACCGTCGGGCATGACATGCCGCGATCCCGGGCACTTGAGGAGCCGGCCACCGAAGCCCAGCCGGAGAAGGTCGCTACTGTGAGGGAGCACGTATCGGCACAGCCCGAGAACATGAGCACTGAAACTCACAACTCGGCCCCTGTGGCCGATCCCCGCGTCGAAGAGCGCGAGCGCATCCAGGCCATCCAGGCGATCTGCGCGACCCACCAGATGCCCGAGGGCATGGCAAATGACCTGATCGAGGCCGGTGCCGGCATCGACGAAACCCGCGCCAAGGTCCTGGATCTGGTCGGCAAGCGTGGCCGTGAGCTGCAGCCCGGCGGCTTGCACGTCGAGTCCGACGCCCTGATCGGGATGGACCGCAAGGACCTAGCCCGGTATTCGATCGTCAAGGTCTTGCGCTACCTGGCGGACCCCAGCAATGCCACCGCCCGCAACCAGGCCGACTTTGAGCTGGAGTGCAGCCGCGAGGCCGAGAAGCTCGAGGGCCGCAGCGCCAACGGCGTGCTGGTCCCGTTCGACTGGATGGTCGCATCTCGCGCCAACGTCGGCACCTTCAGCGCCGGCGGCGCACTGGTCGGCACTGAACTGCTGGCCGGTTCGTTCATCGACCTGCTCCGCAACCAGTCGGCCCTGCTGCAGTCCGGGATCACGACCCTGACCGGCCTGACCGGCAACGTGGACATCCCCCGCAAGACCGCAGCTTCTCAGCACTACTGGGTCGGAGAGGACGTTGACGTCACGGCGTCGGATGCGACCTTCGGCCTGATCTCCAGCACTCCGAAGACCATCGGCGTTCGGGTGCCCGTCAGCCGCCGAGCCCTAATCCAGACCACCCCGGACATTGATACCCTGATCCGGGCCGACATGGCCGAGAGCCTGGGCCTCGGCATTGATGCCTCGGGCATGTACGGCACCGGCTCCAGCGGCCAACCGCTGGGCCTGTCCAACGTGACCGGCATCGGTTCGGTGACCCTGAGCGGTGGCGCCTCGCAGGTGTACCCGGCGACCCTGGGCGGCGGCACCCATGATTCCGGCGACTGGGCGGACTACATCCAGCTGCTGGGATCCTGCCTGGCTGCGAACGTCACCCCGACGAATTTCCGCTACATCATGAACGCCACCACGATGGTCGGCGGCATGATCACCCTGCGGGCCTCGGCGGCCGGGTCGGACTACATCATCAACGACGCCGGCAACATCGGCCGGTACCCGGCTCAGATGAGCAACCAGGTGCAGACAAACGACGTCTTTGCCGGTGTGTTCTCTGATCTGATCCTGGCAACCTGGAGCGGCCTCGACATCGTGGTCGACCCCTACACCCAGTCGGCGAAGGGTCAGGTGATCTACACCGTGATGCAGGACATCGACTGGGTCTGCCGTCGGGCCGCCAGCTTCGCCCGGGGGACCTGATGGCCTGGGTTCTGATCACCTACCCCTGCTGTGTGGCAGGGGAGCCCCGCGATCCTGGATCTGACCCGATCCAGGTGTCCAGTTCTGACGCCAAGCTCCTGATTACCCAGGGGCTGGCAGTGGCGGCGGAAGCGCCGGCACCGGTATGCAAGCCTCGTCAACCCAAGCCCCCTTCTGAGAAATGACCATCCAGAACCTCGGTGGCAGGACCACCGGCTTTCAGCTCCACAGCACCAAAGTCGTCAGCGCCACCGGCGCCGGCACCGATGCTGCTGCTGCTGCCCTGACGCCAGATCTGCTGGCCTATGAGGGCGATGTGGTGTTCACCCTCGACCATGCCGCTGCTGGATCCGGCGTCACCCTGACGGCCAAGATCCAGCACAGCGACACCACCACCGCGGGCGATTTCGTCGACGTCACCGGCGGCGGATTCACCGCAGCAGCGGCCAACACTGCTGGATTCTCCAACATCATCCTGAACAGCGACATCCTGCGCCGTTATGTGCGGGTGCTGTTCACCGTGACCGGCGGCACTGGCACCGGCGCGGCGTGCGTGATGGCGCGAGGCTCTGCCAAGTACCTGTGACCATCGACGCAGACCTGGACCTGTTCTTCGCCTTCGGCGCCAGCAGCGTGTCTGCCGGCGCCGTTTCTGGTCTGGGCCTGCTGATGATGCCGGGCGAGATCATCGCTGACGGCATGGTGATGACAACGGATTACGAGCTGACGGTGAAAACCAGCGAGTTCGGGAATCTGGACTACGGGGCGGGCATCGTGGTTGACGCGGTGCCCTACACCGTCCGCAACGTCAAGCCGATGGATGACGGCCGGCTGAGCATCGTGCAGATGCAGGCCACGGTGGCGCCGCAGGTGCTGCCGGCTGCGCCTGCGGTGCTCGACGGCGACGGCACCGACACCGAGAGCGAGGTGATAC